GCAAAGCAAAGCTACACCGTTCTCGCGGATGGCCGCGTAGCCGGTCAGCGTGTCAAGAAGGGCGATACGATCGAGCTGACGCCTACACAGGCCAAGTATGAGAATGTCGCGCCGTCTGCGCCCGCTACCCACAGCAAGGAAAAAGGCAAGAGCTGATGGCGGGCATGTCGCGATACACGGGTGAGACCTTGGCAACGAATGCGCATCTTGCGCAGTCGATCGTGGATATCCTCACGACGCCGATCGGCTCGCGCGTGATGCGCCGCTCTTACGGATCGCGGCTACCCCGCCTAATCGACGCCCCGATCAATGGCGAGACCCAGATCGAGGTCTTCGCTGCCACCGCTGATGCCCTTGCAAACTGGGAGCCGCGGCTGCGCTTGGTGCGGGTGTCGATCGACAGCGCCTCTGCGGGTCAGATGCAGCTCTCGATGGTCGGTGAAACGATCTCGGGCACCACCACGATCACCGCAGAAATCAGGAGTGCCGCATGAGCCGCTTTGCTCAGATCGATCTGTCGCAACTGCCCCCGCCCGATGTGGTCGAGGCGCTCGATTATGAGGTCCAACTGGACAGCGCGATCACCCGTATGGCGGAGCTACTGCCCGAGGTCGAGGATACGCTGGCACTGGAAAGCGAACCGCTGCGCAAGCTGATCGAATTGATCACCTATAGCACGCTGCTGTTGCGTGCCCGGATCAACGATGCGGCGCGCGCCATGATGCTGGCCACGGCGACCGGATCGGATCTGGACAATCTGGCGGCCCTGCTGGGGGTTGTGCGTCTGGTTCTGGATGCAGGCGATCAGAGCGCTACCCCGCCGATTGCCGCGACGATGGAGGCTGATGACGCGCTGCGCCAGCGCACACAGCTGGCCCTTGAGGGCTATACCACGGCGGGCTCGGTAGGGGCCTATGAGTTCCACGCGCGCTCGGCAGATGGCCGGGTCTCTGATGTCTCGGTGATTTCACCCTCGCCGGGCGACGTGCTGGTAACGGTGCTTTCAACTGAAGGAGACGGGACAGCCAGCCCCGAGCTGACCGGGATCGTCTCGGACGCCGTGAACGCAGAGGAAGTGCGCCCGCTCTGCGACAGTGTTTCCGTCTCGGCAGCAACGATCCTGCATTACAACGTCGAGGCGACGCTTGAGATTGCCGAAGGGCCCGATGCTGGCGTCGTTGAAGCGGCGGCGCAAGACGCGGTCGCGAGCTATTGCGCGAGCGTGCATGCCTTGGGGGCGACCGTCGCAGTTTCGGGCTTGCTGCGCGCGCTGCACCAGGCCGGGGTGATCAGCGCCACGCTCGTGTCTCCGACAGCCGACATCGAGTCTGGGGCGACCGAGGCCCCTCATTGTGGCACCATCACCATCACGCGTGAGGCGGTCTGATGACGATACTGCCACCAAATTCAACAGCCCTTGAACATGCCATTGAAGAACTCGCCTCTGAACTTCTGTCGATCGACGTCCCGGTCGATCAGCTCTGGTCTCCGGAACGGGTGCCTGCGGCGCTGCTTGGCTATCTCGCTTGGGCGCTGTCGGTCGATGAATGGGACAGCAGCTGGCCCGAGAGCCGCAAGCGCTCGGTGATCGCCGATAGCGTGACGGTGCATCGCCGAAAGGGGACGCCCTGGGCGGTCAAGCGTACGCTCGAGCTGATGGGCTATGGCACGGCCGATCTCACCGAATACGCGACCATGCCGAAGATCGGCGATGCCCCGCCGATCGGGGGCGACTGGTATATCGGTTGGAGCGGTATGAGCTGGGCCGATTACATCGTCACGATCAAGCAGCCCATCAAGCGCGAGGATGCCGACCGCATCGAGGCGCGCCTGCGCTCTGTCGCCCCAGCCCGCTGTCGTCTTTGGAAAATCATTGTTGCCGATGGCGTCTACTATGCGCTTGGCGACAGCCTATGGAACATTGGGGCCGATATCGTGATCGGCGGCTCCTATAACTATGAGGTGGAACTCAATGCCTGATCCGAATAACTACACTCCGCTTGATGAGGTTGAAGAATGGGTCGCCAACATCGTTGCGCTGCAAGACGGATGGCCCCCGAACGGCGGCGCTGTCGATCCGGCAAATAATGGTGGGCTATTGAACTGGCCTCTGCTGCAGTTGGCCTCGCGCACGCTTTGGCTCAAGGCACAGCAGGCGCAGCTTGCCCTCGATTTCGCGAACTTGGATGTGAGCACCCAGATCAATGCGGCAATCGACGCCCTGATCAACGGCGCGCCGGCCGCACTTGATACATTGTCGGAACTGGCGGCGGCATTGCAAAACAGCGATGATCAGGTAGCTGCGCTTATTGCTCAGATCTCCGGAAAGCTTGCAAAAGATGCCAACCTTTCCGACCTGCAAGACCTCACAGCGGCACAGGTGAACCTTGGCCTAAAGGGCGGTGCGTTTTTAGATGTGTCTAATAATCCTGACCTATCGGTTGACGGCACAGAACTGCCGACGCGGGCAGCAGTTGCCGGGGCCATCGGGGCAAATATTGTTGAAGTTATCTATACCAGCTCCGCCGTGCTGAATGCCACAATCCCGATCGACAACTCTATCCCTCAAAATACGGAGGGAACCGAGCTTTTGTCGGTGACAATCACACCTTCGACGGCGACATCAAAGATCAGGATCACTGTGTTGATTGGCGTAACGCAAGTTTCAAATTCCGCCGTGTCTATTTGCGGCGCGCTTTTCAAAGATACGGATGCGGGCGCGTCATATGCCAACTCAATCTATTGTGGGGACAACGGGCAAGTGACCGGCGGCCTCACTTTAGACGTGATTGACAGCCCTGCAACCACTTTACCTATCACCTACAAACTGCGAGCCGGTCCAAGCGCCGGAAGCATGACGCCAAACACGAGGTTTGCTGGAAAATCTCCATGGCGTATGATTGCCGAAGAAATCAGGGGATGATCTTTGGTCGTGCAATGAAGTTCTATGTGGAAATTCCCTTATAGTTTGCGCCATATCGTAAGCGGTGAAATGGTTAGAACTATCGCAAACGCAAAAACGTCCGCAGCTTAGGCTTTGACACATGCCTGAGCCGGTGCCAAACTCCCACTGATCGGGGTCGCCAAGTGCGGCCCCGAATGCATTCAAGGGCGATGTGGGGTGTGCAATCGGCGATGGTCTGAGGGAATTCCTTCGGAGACCAGATATGCCCGACACCTTCCTTCATGGGATCGAAACCGTCCAGATCGACGACGGTATCCGCCCGATCAGCACCGCAAAATCCTCTGTCATCGGCTTTGTCGGCACGGCCGCTGATGCCGATGCAACCGTTTATCCTCTTGACACGCCAGTGCTTGTGACCGGGCCGCGCATGGCGGCGCTGCTCGGGGATGGCGGGACGCTCAAAGACGCCTATGGCGCGGCTTATGCCCAGGGCGTGAATGCAGTCGTGATCGTGCGCGTGACTGAGGGTGCGGACGATAGCGAAACCCAAGCCAATGTCGTGGGCGACGAAACGCTGCAGACTGGTGCTTGGGCGTTACTGACGGCAGGGAATATCACTGGGCAGACACCGCGCATTTTGGGCGCCCCCGGCTTTGCCGCGCCCAGCGCTCCCGCAACGATCGCGCCCGTAGTTTCGGTCCTACTGTCGGTGGCGGCGCGCCAGCGTGCAGTCGTGATTGCAGATGGCCCGAACACCACGGAAGCGGACGCCATCACCTATGCCGGGAACTTTGGCGATGATCGGCTGTATCTGGTCGACCCCGCCGTCACCGTCTATGACAGCGACACTGCGGGCTATGTGACCCGCCCGGCCTCTGGCTATGTCTGCGGCATCTTGAGCCGGATGGACAATGATAAGGGCTTTTGGTGGTCGCCTTCCAATCAGATCCTGTCAGGCGTCACCGGCACCGCCCGCCCCATTACTTTCGTGATCAGCTCGACCGAGACCGAGGCGAACCGGCTCAACGAGGCACAGGTCGCTACAATCATCCGCGAAAGCGGCTTCCGCCTTTGGGGCAACCGCTCGACCTCGGATGACCCGCTCTGGGTGTTCCTGCCGGTGCGCCGCACGGCTGACATGATCTACGAAAGCATCGAGCAAGGCATGCTTTGGGCGATGGATCGGCCGTTCAGTGCGCAACTGCTGCTGGATCTGCGCGACAGCGTACAAGCCTATCTCGATACCCTGACCGCACGCGGCGCAATCTTGGGCGGCAAGGTCTGGATTGATCCCGAGCTGAACACCGAAGCCACGCTCAAGGCGGGCAAGCTGTATATCGATTTCGATATCGAGCCGCCTGCGCCTCTTGAACACCTCACCTTCCGCGCGCATCGCGAGGGCTCGTATTACGAAGAGCTCGTCTCGTCCGTCGCGGCCGTCCAGTAAGGAGGCGCGAGCCGATGCCGATTGGTGGTGTTCAGGTTACAACAAGCTGGAAGCCCACCGGAAGGTACCGTCTGCGGGCAAGTTGGCTTGGCCGCGTGGTTGTCGAGATGCAAGAAGTGCGATCCCGCAGATTGCAGGATATGCCTAGCATCTACCGACCGTTCGGTGAGTTCTACCGATGGCGCAAATTGAAGTCGTCGGATTGCAACAACGTTTTCTTTACAATCGAAGACTAGGAGACCCACCCATGGCGCTGCCCCGCACGATCCGCAACTTCAACGCATTCGTCGATGGCTTTGGCTATTTCGGCATCGCGACCGAAGCCAAGCTGCCCCAACCCAAGGTCCAGACCGAGGCCCATCGCGGCGCGGGCATGGAAGGCCCCGTCGGCATCGACATGGGCCTCGAGGGGATGACCTCGGAAATCACCTTCGCCGAGTTCGACCCGGTCCTGTTCAAGAAGCTCGGCAAGCAAGAGCGGTTCGTTCTGCGCCCGGTGCAGATGGGCGAGGAAGATTTCGAGGCCACCGCGATCATCGCCACGATGGGCGGGCTGATCACGACCAACGAAATGGGCGATCTCAAGCCCGGTACCAACGCCACGCTCAAGCTGACGATGGACGTGCGCAGCTACAAGCTCGAGATCGATGGCGACGTCGTGCATGACGTTGACCTGGTCAACGCCAAGCGGGTGATCGGGGGTGTCGATCAGATGGCCTCGGCGCGCGCTGCAATGGGCTTTTAAGGGGGGGTGAACTGATGGCGAGACTGACCAATCCGATTATTCGCAAGGACGGGGATATCACCGAAGTGACCGTGATGGAGCCCAGTTCGGGGGCGTTGCGCGGGATCAAGCTGACGCAGTTGTTGCAGATGGATGTCACGACGATCAGCGTGCTGTTGCCCCGTATCACCCAGCCTGCCTTGCTGCCCGATGAGGTCGCCGCCCTCAAGCCAGCCGACCTGATGAAGCTGGCAAACGAGGTGATCGTTTTTTTCATCGATCCAGCCGAACTGGCGGCGGCAGAGGATCAGGCGCGCCTCAACTAGACCTACCCGATGAGGTCGAAGAGGCGATGGCCGATATTGCCGTCGTCTTTCACTGGTCGCCGCGTGACATGGACCCGATGAGCGTTTGGGAACTCGGCGATTGGTGGGCCCGTGCGCGCGCCCGCAGCCCGTCTGATCAAGAGGAAGGTGATGGCTGATCTTAACGTCTCTCTGATCCTGCGTCTGGTTGATAAGGCGACAGCGCCCGCAAAAAAGGCGCTGCGCACGCTTGAACGCTCGGGGGCTGGCGCGCGCCGCTTTGGCGCAGATCAGATCGCGCTTTCCAAAGAACATATCGCCGCCAGCCAAGCCCGCACGCGGGCATTGGGCGGTGAGGCGCTGGCACTGGCCGGCACGGGCTATGCGATGGTCAAGCTATTGCAGCCCTCAATCCAGTTCGAAGCGGCCATGGCTAAGGTCGGTGCAGTCTCTCGCGCATCAGACAAGGACTTGGCGCGGATGAATGCCACGGCGCGCACGCTGGGGCGCGAAACGCCCTGGTCAGCCTCGCAGGCTGCTGAGGGTATGCAATATCTGGCGATGGCCGGGTTCAGCGTGAACGACACGATCGAGGCAATGCCGGGGATGCTCAACCTTGCCTCGGCGGGCGCGACCGATCTTGGCACCGCATCCGATATCGCCTCGAATATCCTGACAGGCTTCAACTTGGAGGCCGATCAGATGAACCGCCTGGGCGATGTGATGGTCAACACCTTCACCAGCTCGAACACGACGGTCGGATCGCTGGGAGAGACGATGAAATACGTCGCCCCCGCCGCCGCCTCGCTCGGGGTCGATCTGGAAACGACAGCGGCTATGGCGGGCAAGCTGGGCGATGCGGGTATTCAGGGCAGCAATGCCGGCACCGCGCTGCGCTCGGTCCTTTTGCAGCTCTCAGGGGCCACGCCTCAAGCCCAGAAGGTGCTCGACAAGCTGGGGGTCTCCGTCCAGGACGCCAATGGCAATATGCGCAAGGTGCCCGATATTCTGAGCGATCTGGATGAGGCGATGCGCGGCTTTGGCAGCGCGCAGCGCGCCGAGATGACCAAGACGATCTTTGGCACCGAGTCCATGAGTGCCGCAACGGTTCTCATGGCGCAGGCGGGTACTGGATCATTGCAAGAATACGCGAAAAGCCTGCATGAAACGGGCTCCGCAGCGCGCGTGGCGGCCAAGATCAATGATAACGCAGCTGGTGCAATCAAGACATTGCAAAGCCGCGCCGAGGCTCTAGCGATCTCGCTGGGAACGCTACTTCTGCCCGCACTGACAGATATGATCAACGCGCTTTTGCCGGTGATTGATAAGCTCAATGCTTGGGCCGATGCCAATCCGGACATGGTGCGCAATATTGCCTATGTCGCGGCGGCGCTGTTCGGGTTGCGGGTCGCCCTGCTGATCGTGCGGTTCGGGGTGCAAACGGTCGTGATGGCCTATTGGGCTTTCAATGCTGTCTTGGGTGCTGCCATCTGGGTTGCAGGGGCTCTCGCCTCGACAGTTGCGGTTCTGGGGCGCGGGCTGCTTTGGATGGGGCAGATGGCGTTGCGAGCTGGAGCCTTCGGTCTGCGCATTCTTGGGCTGGCATTTCGTTTCGTTGGGCGCGCACTGCTTTGGGCGGGCCGGGCGGCGCTGGCAAACCCGCTCGGACTAGCCTTGCTGGCGATCGCGGGGGTGGCCTACGCGATCTATGACAGCTGGGATGGGTTCGTGGCCTATTTCACCGATAAGATCGACCGCGTCCGCGCCGCCTTCGATGTCGGCCTGATCAACGGTGTGTTTGCCGTTATGAAAGAATTTAACCCGTTCCTGATGGCGCTCGATGGGGCGCGCGCGCTTGGTCAGTATATCGCGGACAAGCTGATGGCTGTCTTTGACATCAACCTCTTCGATAAGGGCGTGGCGATGATCAAGTCGCTGAAAGACGGGATCTGGTCAGTACTGACCAGGATGGTAGAGGGGATCAAGGCGAAGCTATCGTCGATCCTGCCAGACTGGATGAAGGACTTGGCCGGTGGCGGCGGGGATGGCACGAAATCACCAACCAATGCTCCTGACGAATTCTCCGGCGTAAGTGGCGGCCGCGCCACGGGTGGCCCGGTACGCGCCGGTCAGATTTATCGCTGGATGGAGCAGGGCCAAGAATTCTTCCAGCCCGCAGTCGATGGTAATGTCATCTCGAACCGGCAGGTTAAGGCGCTGCGTCAGGGCGGCGGTGGGTCCCGTTCGATCAACCTTGGCGGCATCGTGATCAACGCAGCCCCCGGCCAATCGCCTGCCGATATCGGGCGCGCTGTACGCCGCGAGATTGAGCGCGTGTTGCGCGAAGGCGGCGCGCTGCATGATGGAGGGGCTTATGCTGACTAGTCTGGTCATGATGGCGCTTGGCGCATTCCGCTTTGGCGTGAACGCGGGCAGCTATCAAACCTTTCGGCGATCAGCCGAGTGGCGCTGGGAAAAGCTCGACCGCGCTGGTCGCGCGCCAGCCTTGCAATATCTCGGACCGGATGCCGATGAAATCACCCTTGAAGGGGTCATCTACCCTCACTTTAAGGGCGGTTTACCTCAGGTCGAATTGATGCGCGCGCAGGCTGCATTGGGCGTCCCCATGATGCTGGTCGATGGGCTTGGCTGGGTCTGGGAGCGGTGGGTGATCACGAGTGTCGAAGAGCGCAAAAGTGTCTTCCTGCCCGGTGGGGCCCCGCGCAAAATCGAGTTCACGGTGAGGCTGCGCGCCTACGGTGCGGACGGGAGCTTGCTATGAGCACCTATCGCACGCAACAAGGTGACGTTTTGGATGCGATCTGCCTGTCAGAGCTGGGATCAGAGGCACATGTGACCGCCGTTCTCGACCTCAATCCAGGGTTGGCAGCAATGGGCCCAATCTATCCGGCCGGAGTCGAGATCACCTTGCCCACCATCATCACCAGCACCGTGAAAACTGGTGAGGTGCGGCTCTGGGGGCGCACATGACGCCGACCTTCAAACTGACCGCTGATGGTGAAGACGTTTCCGCCACGATTGCCGATCGTCTGCTTTCGCTGGAAATCGTCGATGAGGACGGCACCAAGAGCGACCGGCTTGAGCTTCAGATCGATGATCGCGACAGTCTCGTCGCCTTTCCTGATATGGATGCGAAGATTGAGGTGTGGCTCGGCTTCAAGGAAACCGAGTTATCCTTCATGGGCTATTACAGCGTCGATCAGGTCGGCGGAGAAGGCCCGGCTCAGCGCCTTGAGATCGGCTGCAAGCCTGCCGACATGAAGTCGGAGATCCGCGCGCCGCGCACGCGCGCATGGGAGAATGTGTCGCTCAGCCAGATCGTCGCGAAGATCGCGGCCGAGGCGGATCTGAAGCCTATCGTCTCGGCCTCGATCGCCTCGGTACATTGGGGCTACATCGCGCAGACAGCTGAAAGCAATTTGCATTTTCTGACCCGCTTGGCGCTGCCGCTCGATGCGACGGCAAAACCAGCGGGTGATGCCCTGATCGTGCAAAAGCGTGGCGAAGGGAAAACCGCAGCTGGCGATGCCCTGACGCCGCCAATCCTTGCGCGCAGCGAGCTGTCGAGCTGGCGCTGGCAACTCGACGGCCGCGAGATTTATCGCAAGATCGAGGCGGAATGGTCTGAGACCGGCAAGGGCAAGCGCCATCTGATCAGTCGCGGCGACGGCAAGCCCGTCAAGCGTCTGCGTCACTGCCATGCTTCTCAGGCTGAGGCCGAGCGCGCCGCAGATGGGGCGCTGAGCAAGGCTGCGCGCGGGGGCATGAAAATATCGGTTGGTATCGCAGGGTTTCGCCCCTCGATGCTGGCTGGGGCTAGGGTGACGCTTTCCGGCCTGCGCCCGGAGTTGAATGGCGACTGGCATCTGACCCGCGTGCGCCATCGCTTCGGTGGCGCGCTGATCACCTCGTTCGAGGCGACGAAGGGAGAGCCGGAATGACGACTGCGGATGGTGTCGCTCAAAATACTGACCCAATGCTCTTGGACTCGGCGGACTAAGGCAGTTTTTTCCGAGCTACCTGTTCTATGCAAGCTCGCGATCTTAAACGGTTTTGGGCGAGGAGGGGAAACAACATTTTGCAAGCAAGCCTCCGTGCGATTTTAACGTGTCTAATATCCTGTAAAGAGATAGTCTTGCTCCAAAATTTGCGGAGGAAGGGACATTATGGCGGCACATGAATTGAAGATGACAGTCAATGTAGACAAGCTTTTCTTGGCTACAGATAACCCCCGCCACGAAGAAGTTGATTCGGAGATGGAGGCGATAGCGAAGCTTAGTAAGACTGAAAATGTCGCTGAGATTGCCAGGGACATATCTCGCCACGGACTAGACCCGTCTGCGCGCCTGATCGTCTACCCTGTCGAAGAAGACCTCAAAGTGAACCAGATTGGGAAGAAGACGACATTCGTCGTCGCCGATGGGAATAGGCGGCTCTGCGCACTAAAGCTGCTGCACGATCCAGACAAAGCCCCTGCTCATGTGCGCGCGGCAATTGAGCGCTCGTCAAGCCAATGGATGGACCCGATTGAAGAAGTCGACGTGGTCGTTATTTTGGATGAAGAGCGTCGCAGACATTGGTTGAACCGTATACATAACGGTACTCAAGGCGGCGCCGGTCGCAAGCAGTGGAGTTCTGAGCAGAAGACGCGGTTTTCGGGCACCAAGCGCAATATTATCGCTCAAATCCTGCTCGACTTCGCTCAAGCAAGCGGCCTCATCAGTGAAGGCGATAGAAAAGGTTCGTTTTCACACATGGCGCGTCTAGTTGGGAACGTGCTTGTATCAGACACTCTCGGCCTTGACACTTCAAATGGCCCCGAGGAATTACAGCGAAATCGTCCGTATAGCGTCTTCGAACTTGTGCTCAAGAATGTCATCAAGGAGGCGATTGACAAAAGACTCGGCTCTCAAGCCAGCAAGTTGAGTATCGACAGCTTCGCTCATGAAATTCAGATTCAACCAGGCTTCACAAACGAACGCATTGCGCCAGAGCCGCTTCCAGATCAAGGCGACACTGTTGATAGTCCATCACCCGGCAAAGGTGGAGAAGGTGGCTCAGGTACAAAGGGTGGAAAAGACGACGAGGAAGAGAATAAACGCAAGGCCAAGAAGGCCAAGCGGCCAGAGTACATTCTCAGTGAAGCGGTGATTGAAGATGGCCTTGAGGAACTTGGCTTTGAAAAGCTGCGCAGCCTTTACGCCTCGATCTGCTTGGTAAATGCAAGGGAACATACCCCTCTGGTCGCTGTCGGCGTCTGGTCTTTCATGGAGAGTCTTACCGCAGCGATGGGCAGGAATGAGAACGTTCCGTTCCCAAACTACTTGGTCCCTTCAAAGTTGCAGAGTTTGGGTCTCGGAAAGGGAAAAGAGCTTAAGGCTCCAGGTGCTGCGCTTTCGCAAATCTCAACATACGGCAACCTAACCAAGCACCACAAAATTTCAGGTCAGTTCGACTATGGGCAACTCATTAACGACATGAAGGTACTGACGGACACGATCGTTGCCTGTATTGAGGAGTTAAAATAAATGAGTAGGATGTTTTCACCGTTGCGGTATCCAGGGGGGAAAACCGCGATGTTGAAGTTGATGGGCACGGTCCTTCGCGAAAATAATCTCTATCGTCGGCCATATGTCGAGCCATTTGCTGGTGGGTGCGGCCTTGCATTAGGGCTACTCTTTAGTGGGGATGTCTCAGAGATCCACATCAATGACGTAGACCCTTCTATTTGGTCATTCTGGCATTCTGTGCTTGAACGGGCTGATGAGCTTACAGAGCTTGTTGCTAGCGCCGATCTGACAATTGAGGGATGGCGCGACCAGCGAAGTATTTATCTGGAAGGTGACCAGAGCGATCCTTTGCGCCTTGGCTTTGCAGCATTCTACCTCAACCGTACAAACAGGTCAGGCATCATTAAGGGCGCTGGAGTGATTGGCGGGTTGAAGCAGGAGGGGACTTACAAGATCGATTGTCGCTTCAATCGAGAGGATCTTGTGAAAAGGATTAAACGTGTTGCAAAATACCGAAATCGAATTTCGCTCACTCAACTCGACGCACTAGACTTTCTGCAGTACGCCGATCAAGAAATTTCAAAGCAAGCAATGTTTTGCATTGACCCGCCCTACTTTAACAAGGGTTCAAGCTTATACACCAGCTTCTATAGAGCAGATGATCACTCCGAACTTTCAGCGATGATCCTGAATTTAGACAGACCTTGGATTGTCACCTATGACGACACAGCGGAGATCAGGGTGCTCTACCGAGAATGCGCCCAATTTTCGTTTGATGTGAACTACTCCGTACAAACAAAGCGTCAAGCGACCGAACTCTTGGTCAGTTCAGCTGGACTGAAAATGCCAACCGAAGTCTCTCCGCGAAAACTTGTCTGCTGAAGAAATCGCTGAAAGCCACTGCAGATTTTTTTGCGCGGCTACACTAGGTCTTGCGCCAGCGCGGGTGTGGCAAGCAACGGTGCCCCAAGCGCAAGGCTTGCGGCGATCCGTCTGGCGCGGATGGTCATATTCTGTCCCAAAACGCTCCCTGAAACCGCTTTGGCAGGGCAGGGCGCGTGCGTCACCTTGCTAGGCCCTGTTTTTTGCGCTCCGTTCGCGCCCACTTGACCAACGGGGCGCTTCACGCCAAACCGCTTGCATGTTGCCCGAAGAGAAACTTGTCCAGATCCTTGCAC